ACGCAGCGTGCTGGCTTTTAGCCTCGCGGATCCCAGGTTGAACGCAAAATCTATCAGTGCCGCCAAACGTTCAGGGCTGTTCACTCCCGGACACAGGCGCAGCACTGTCGGCAGAAAGCGCATCTGTACCTGCCACAGCAGCAGCGCCTCGGCACGCTCCCTCGTAATCGGCGGGTCAGTCAGTTGGACCCGCGCACCGTCCTCGTAGAACGTCGCCCCAAATCCAATGGTGGGAACTCCCGCCGGGCACAGATAGGCTCTGGGGTAGAAACCTTCAAACCGGCGCGCGAGCGCGGAGGCTATTTCAAGCGCACGGTCCACGGCGCTATTTCCCGCGCTTGAACAACGCCCGGTCGGCCAGGTAGATGCCGAGTGCCGCGCCGCACAACTGCCAGCCGTTGTCGTCGAGCACCCAGCCGCCTTGCGCAAAGTCCAGGCTGATCATCAGAATGGCCCAGGTGGCCACCAACGGACGAATCACACCGTTCCATGCATCGATGAACCAGATGCCGATGGTCCTGGTAGTGCCCTTGACCGCCTCCAGCCACGCGGTCGTCTCGATTTGGGAGACAGCAGCCTCGGCCTGGACTTCAATCGTCTTGACGCCAAGATCAGCCTGAACCCGGATCGCCTCCAGATTGCGGGCGTGCTGGGCGGCGTCCAACTCCCCCTGCAGTCGCATGCGCTCGATCTCCTGGCTGTGATCCTGGCGCGCCGTGACCCAGGCGCTCACCTCGCCCCAGATCATCCTGAAGACTGACCCACCTGAACACGCGCAACGGCGGCACCAGCGGCGTGTGCGACAACATTTTGGTTGGCCCTGACAACACGATTTCTTATTCTGCCTACTGCGACGACCTGCATGTGTGGGACAGCACCGGCGCGATTTGCAATAATCGGCGGCGTAGTTCGGGTACTTGATCGTGACGGTGCGCGGCAAAGTTGCCTCATCTGCACGCGACAGCGCCAGCAGCGTCGGCACAGGGTCGCCGGCCGGGTGAACCCCGAGATCGGTTTGATCGATCGTCAGCGCTGCTGCCCGGCCGCGTTTGACGAATTTGACCTTGCCTTCGGACTCGACAGCGTCGAACATGAACGCCATCATCAACTGCTCCACCGCGCTGCGCGCTGTACCCTGGCGCGCGATGACGAAACCGAACACGTCATCGGTGAGGTCGGTGACATCGATCTGATCGGCAGTCAATCCGACCGAAAGCGAGAGATCGGTGACGATGGCCGACAGCTTGGCAGACGCCGGTTCGACCTGCGGTCCCCACCAGACCCGGTGTAGACCCATGACGTCGCCATACCCGCCGTTCCAGAACGCCCGGTCCGGCCAGTCCGGCAGCTCAAAGAACCAGAACGCCTGGCCCCAGGAGCCATTGCCGAAGTGCTCCAGCGCCAGGTCCGCAATCACCACGTAGGCCTGCCCGCGGTAGGCCGGAGTGTCGGACCTGTTCATCTGAATGGTCGGATCCACATCCTGCGTCTCGGTTCCTGTGTAGAAGACGATGCTGGAGGCGCTGAACCCCTTTTGCAGCCCCTCGTTGCCGGTGCTGACGTCGTAGATCAGCTTGCCGTCAGCCCACATGCGGCGAACGCTGGTGATCGGACCCTCGCACAGGGAGACGGCAAATGAGCAGGTGTACGAATAACTGGTGTAACTCCCGCCGCCCTTGCCGCCTTGCTCCTGCGCATGCTCCACCAGATCAGTGGACCAGATCACATTGCCTGCGATGCGGCTCGTTCCCCACAGGCGGGTGATGGACGCGCCGTAGCCGCTGACCTGAACCGACAGATCGTCCAGGCGCGGTCCATCGGGCATCTTGGGCGGGAACAGCACCGAGCCGAGCATGGCGCCACCCATCCAGCCCAGTTGCGCGCCGGTCATGCCAAAGGCGACCGCCGCTGTGCCTCCCGCCATGGCCCCGCCGATGTAGGAACCAGCAACCGCCAGGGCTAGGCTGGCCATTATTGAATCCCTCTAAACGCGTAGGCCGCGATGATGCGGTCACGCCAAACGTCGTCAATCCGGTGCTCGACGACTTTGCGTGCTTGCACATAGGCGTGAATGATTCCGATGTCGGTCATGATGCCGACGTGCTGCGGCTGTTTCTCGATGCGCATCAACAGCACATCGCCCGGTTGCGGAACAATTGTGAAATCCATGTGCTCGCCGAGCAGGCGCCGCAGGCACTGGCCGTCGGGCAGGCGTCCATAGTCCGCCGTGTGATAGGTCGATAAGCCAAGGCGGTGCGCCACGGCAAACACCAGGCCGATGCAGTCGATGCCGACGCAGTTGCGCCCCTGGTGATGCCAGCGCACCCCGAGGTACTCGCGGGCGACATCGATTACGTCCTGACGTGTCGCCATCATTCGCCTCCCACGCGCAGCACCTTGTCCATGCCGGGCAGGTGTGGCTCACCGCGAAAGTTGATGCCATTGGCAAAGCGGGCAACACAATCCTCGGTGAAGCGTTTACCGCAACCTGCAGTCATGCTGTAGGTGTCACCCAGCGCCACGCCACGCGGGAACTGCAATTGCAGGGTGATCGTTCCCGGCGAGTAGGCTTTAACTTCCATGCTCAGGGCAAGACTGGTGCCGCTGGTCATGGTGATCTTGCCGTAATCGAAGTAGCCGGCATCGCCTTGTGGCGCAGCGGTACCGCCGGAGGCGTAGGCGGTAAAGCCAATCGTGTCGGTGCCACGCAGGGTGAAACTATTGATCGTCGGACAGGTCTGGATCTGATAGCACTGGCCATTGATCTCGACCATTCCCAGGACGCCGGCGATGTAGACGACCTGGCCGGCAACAAAGCCGTGTCCGGCGCAGTTCACGACCGGCAAGGTCGCCCTGGTGATCCCGGTGATCGCTTTCCCCCCGCTCGGACCGGGCTCACTGCGTGACGGGTCGGTCAGAACCAGACCGTTCGCCGAGACCGCCGTGAGGGCTCCCGTGACGGTGAATGGTGCAAGATCGACGCCGCAACGCGCATCACCCAGGGTGGCGCGGCAACCCGGTTGATAGATCTCTCCGATCGACTGCGCGTAGGCATTGGACAAGCCCCGCAGTTCGGCTTTGAAGGTGTTGCGCTCGAGCGAAACCTCACCGAGCCGACCGGACATCAGAATGTCGATCCCCATTGATGTGTCTTGCCAGTTGACGAGAAACACTTCGACCAGAGCAAAGTCCCAAAGGCCCGCTGTTAGGTCGCCGGCAACAATCAGTTCGCTGTCGAGGAAGCCAACGGCGTCCAGGTTGTCAACGGCGAGTTTGGTCTGCGCCTCGAAGTTGGATGGCATGAAGCCGCCGCGCGCGACATAAGTCAGGCCGTCGATGCTCAAGTCCTGATCGTGCTCGGTAAAACCCAGCAAGGCGCCATTGGTCAAGCTCACTTTCCAGCAGGCGCACACACTGGTGGTGCCCTGGGCGTAGTGCGCAAGCAAAGCGGAGCTGATACCCGTCTTCATTCACGCACCTCCATGAGAATCACGTTCGGGCCGGCCAGCAGACGACCGTCATCAGCGCCGGCCTTGACCAGTTCCCAGTCAATTGAGTCGTCCATGAAATGCACCGGCACGTAGAAGTTCCCTGTCCAGCTGATGGTGTTCGCTGCCGGCTTGCTGGCGATGGTGATAAGGCCTGTATCGGTATTGATCGAATAGGAACCGGACCCCAGCGGCGTGCCGTTGACACTGACCGCGAAGCCGCTGGCAGACAGCCGCGTAATGGTTCGGGTCTTACTACGGCTGCTGCCCGCAACCAGGTAGTTCTTGCCTAGTTGAAACGTCGTGTCGGTTGCTGCAGCCAGTGCGACACCGGCAGCACCGACCGTGTGATCCTTCGGGTCCTGCAGCAGGAAGCCATAAGCGCCACCCTCGGTGACCTCGTGCAAGCCTTCGATCGTGCGCCAGGTGTCCAGTGGCATCGGGATGAAACCGATCTCGTACTGACGCAGAGTGCGCGACCAGTTGATATTGACCATAACCGTGCCGTTGGCCGCCTCGGTGCGGGTGTTGTTGCGCATCTGCTTGCCGCGTATGCCGGCCGAGATCACGGCGTTGGGCAGGATGACATCGCTAAAAACGGTGATGGCCATATCAGGTGTTCCGGATCAGGGCGCGCTGCACCTGGCGGCCCGCCTCGGCCCCCCACTGGCTGGCACTGGCACGGCTGGCGCCGACGGGCGGTGTGACGTTCACGTGCACGACAGTGGTGCTGGATGGATTGCTCTCGGGTTCAGGGCGAAAGCCATTGGGAACAATGGTCCCCGAACTCGGCGCCGTGAAGATCTCAGGACCCCTCTCGCCAACGAGGTAGGAGCGACCCCGCTCGACCGGACCGCCACCGGCCAGTGGCGGCAGGTCGGTCGCCTCCACCAGACCCCAGCCCGACACCGGACTGGCAACTGCGCCGCTGCCGGCACCACCGCTTGCGCCGCCAAATAGCGAGGCAAGGAAACCGCCAAAGCCCCCGCCACCCTGGCCAGCCAGCCCCATCGCGTTGGAGATCTGCTGCTTGATGATGATTCGCGTGATGTCGGCAACAATTGAATTGGCAAGAGAAGTGAAGTTGAGCTTGCCGGTCATCACAAACTCGACCAGCGCATCTTCCATGCCTTGGAAAGCATGGGTCATCGCCCCTTCAACCTGGGCTGCTGTATTGCCGGCGTCCTCGGCGTACTTGCGCATCGCCTCACTCGCGCCGAACGCGCCTTCGCGCTGGCGCTGGTAGCTCTCCTCGATCAGGGCCAGCGCACGCTCCTTCTGCGCTTCGGTCTCGGCGACGGCGCGGTCCATCTCCGCCTGCGGCAGATTCTTGTTGCGCATCTGGTAGAGCCGCTCCTCGAGGGCCAACTGCAGGCGTTTCTCTTCATTCAGCTTGGCCACCTCGAGCGTGTTTTTACCCAGCAGATCGATTTGAAACTGCGCCTGCGCATTGGCTAATCCGTTCTGCCGCGCCACTGCGGTGGTCGCCAGATCGAACTCGCGGTAGATCTTGGCCTGCTCGAGCGCGGCGTCGGTCAATTGCTTGCTGGCAAGCACCTCGGCAGCGGCGCGTTTCTTGGCAACGTCGGCCAGTTTGTTGCGACCTTCCTGGACATCGGTCTCTTTTTTGGCCTGGGCCATGTAGATGGCAATGGCGGCCGCCTGCTTGTCATAGGCATCGAGCTCAGCCTTCAATGCATCCTGGATCAGGGTCTGCTTGGTGGCGTAATACTCGCTGGCATCCATGTACTCCTGGTTGTAGAAGGACTGCAGGACCTGCTCGCGGCTTTGCAACTGGGTCTTCTCGGTCGCGATGAGCGCGTCCTGCGCCTTGATCTGACCCTCGAGCAGTTTGCGAGTCGGATCATCACTGGGACCTTTGTAAACATCGCCGTTGCCCAGGCCTGTGGTGTTGATGCGCGAGCGCGGCTTTGCGGCCGGAGTGGCCTTGGCGGATTCCTGCAGGCGTTTTTCCAGGCGGCTGGAGAACAGTTCCCGGTTGAGGATGCCGTCGATGTCTTTGCCCAGTTCCAGCCCGGCGTTCGATGCCAGTTTGAACTCGCCTTGCGCCACCAGTGCCGCCTGCGCCATGGCCACGCCCAGGGTCTTGCCGGCGATCAGAACTGTGCGGGCCACGCCATCAAAGGCATCGATGACGACACCGACCACGCGTGCGGCGTTTTCTGCCCAGGTACGAATGGACCCGTCTTTGGCCAGATCGTCTACCCCCTTGCGCACGCCATCATTGGCGTTCTGGGCGTCGAGCAGGGCTTTGGTGAAGGCGTTGAAAACCGGGACCAACTCCATGCCGATGACCCGGAAGATGGCCTCGGTGGACACTTTGAGCCGGACCTGGTTCTTCTCATACTCATCGGCCATCTGTGCCTGCGCGGCTGTGACCTTAACCTGCAGATCGCCGGCGTCGGCCAGGTCCTTCAAGACCGGTAGCAGGTTGGCACCGGATTTACCGAGGAGGTTTTGCGCAATGACGACTTTCTCGGCCCCGTCCTGGTAGTTGGCCAGTGCCTTGGCCACCATCTGGAAGACTTCATCGGGCCCCTTGCCGGCCAGGTCTTTCACGGAGATGCCGATCGCAGCAAAGGACGCACTGGTTTTCTTGCCACCGTTTTGCGCATCGACCATGGACTTGCTGAGCTTTTGCAGGCCCAGTGCCAGGGTTTCGGTATCGGTTCCGGAGAGTTTGGCTATTGCCGACAAACCCGAGAGCGCCTCTACTGTGGCGCCGGTGCGCTCCGAGAGTTGCTGCAAACCGGCGGCCGAGGCGATCGCACCCTCGATCTTGTTCTTGAGGGTATCGAAGGTGGCACCAAAGGTAAAACCCAGCCCGATCGAGGCCAGACCGGTCTTGACCAGGCCAATGCTCTTGTCGATCTGGCGCGCACGGGATTCCGCGATGGCGGCGGCCTTGCCCATGTCGCTCGTGAATTTGGCGATATTGGCCTCTAAGGAGACGACGAGGGAGCCAAGACTGGACATCTGTTTCCTAATTTGCTTTGAACAAGGCGCGCTTGATCAGTCGCGATTGGGCTTCCAGGTCGTCGGCCGCAATGCCGTCCGGCCACGGGACATCAGGCTGCACTTCACGATGGGATGGATGCCAGTGGATAAAGTCCGTCGCCCGATACGGCTGCGGTCTTCTCTTGGGATCCCGGTTGACGTTGGCGAGAACCGCCGTTGCAATGCCATGGCGCTGATCGGCGACCAGTTCGCCAAAGGGTTCGAGCGCGTAAAAGGCCTGCCACTCGGTCAGTTCTGCACTGTCAACGTGGCCGGCATTGGTGTTGTCGTAATCGATGTTGATGGTGAACTGACCCGGATCGGTCAGACCCAGGCGGAACTCCTTGGCCAGGCTGTCCAGGTTGGTGACGTCGATCTCGGAGGCTGCGCCATCAAAGCCTGAGAAGTCCTTGATATTGGCAATGGCTGTGAAGGTGACCGGTGTGGCGGTGCCCGAGCCGGCCGTGATGGTTTTGGCGGTGGTGTCAACGTAGACTGCGAACGTGTTCGTGGTGATGTTGCGCACGGAAATCGTCAGGCCATTTAGCGTGGCCGCGTCGGCGCCGGTCAGAGCAGCCAGGGTGACGACGTCGCCATTGGCAAAGCCATGAGCCGAAGCCGTAAGGATCGTGGGGTTGCCAACCGCCACGGCAGTGATGGTCTTGGCAGAGCCGGTGCCGGTGGCAATTTGCAGGACGGAGCCCTGTGCGGGGATGGCGGTGCTGGTCATGGTGGGTTTCCTTTCAGTGGTTCAAACGAGGTGGTTAGAGATCAGTAATGCCAGAGCGATAAATCCAGAATGACCCGGTGCAAGAGCGCATCGAACTCGAACTGGTCCTGCTCCATCAGCAGTACATGGGTGAGGTCGGAGGCCCGCAGCGCGGCCTTGACGCTTTCAGCCAGCGTGAGCGCGCCCGCGTAGGTGGTATCGAAGCAATCGATTTGCACGCGGGTGTTCCCGATCGGCACACCATCGGCCAGGGTGTTCTCCGGCGCACTGGCCACGCGCAGGTAGACCAGGTAGGGGGCTTGCACGTCGTTGGGTGCGAGGTTGGGGAACACCCGTCCCCCGGCCACTCCCGAGAGGGCCGCGAACAACTGCTCCTGAATCATCTGCGCAGTTCCTGCACCGCTTGCTCAATGCGCTCGGACAATCTGTCCTTGATGGCGGTAACCGCCTGGTGCTTCTTGCTCTCAAAGGCTGGACGCAGAAACGGTCTGGCGGCCATCTTGACCGTACCAAATTCCACAAAGCGCCAGTACCAGGCGTCCTGGGACAGGGTTCCTTTTTTTCCCTGCTTGCGGTACTTCTTGCCATGGCGAACCGTGACAAAGAATGTCTGCCTCTCGTCGCTCGACAGTTCTGGGATCTGCTTCATGATGACCGAGCGCTTCAAGGTTCCTGGCGGCGGCTGGTTGGAGCCGAGGGACGCAATCGCCACCGGTGCCTTGAGCCTGGCCTCATCTCGGATCACGCTGGCGCCGGCATAGACCGCCGATCGCAGGCTGTTCCGGGCAACTCGCTTCGGCAATTCCTTGAGGGCGCGTGCCAATTGGTCCAGTCCCTGAACGTTGATGCGTGCGGGTTCGCAGGCGACATCGACCGTGTAGTCGCTTGAAGGCATGGTCTGCGTGTTGCTCGCCATATCCAGGTACTGGATCGCGAAGACGGACTGCACAGGACACTTGGGCAATAGAACGGCGTGCCCGGGTAGCGAGAAAACTAAGCCCGCGGGCACACCCATCAAGGATGGTCCAGGGAAACAGTCCAGGATCAGCTTCCAGCGCGCGGTCACGATCTGGCGCCCGGTGAGCGTCTCAGCCGCCTGGCGAGCAGCCGAGATCAGCGAGGTGATCAACAGATCGTCGTCGCTGAAATCCACCCGCAGATGGGCCT